GTCATGCTTAGACGATGCGAACAGGCGCTACTCGGAACGCGGGGCGTCCGAGAGCTTGGTGTTCGCTTAAAAGGGTATGTCTGACTGATCTTGCTCCGAATGAACCGCTGCCGCGTTCTCATATCGTCCAGTGGGAGGGGTTGCTCTCTTCGTTCCAATTTCCTTCCAATTGCCGATGATCGGACCTTTCTCGCCAGCTTCCCGGCGCTCTTTGCCGATGTCCTGAGTTACGAATCCATCGTTCCCGTATTGGTCGGGGCCGTCTTTATTGTCGAAAAAGACGAGATTGAGGTATTTGCCGTTTTTCCCTTCGTAGAGGGCAGTTTTATCAATTTTGGTGACGTTGATGTTTGCTGTTTTCATTGGATTGCTTTGGTTGGGTCGAAAATAGAATACCGGAATCTAGACGGGTCAAAGTTCAGCTTAAAGAGCCCTGTCCATCCGGTCTCGCGTTGCTTCTCCACGATCAATTCCGAATCGTGCATTGATCGTTCTTCCTCGCTTGAGAGCTTTCCAGCCTTGCGGCGCTTCTCTTTCTCGGGATTGCGAAGGACTAAAAGAACGTTGTCGGCGTTGTTCACCATGAGGCTTGAACCCTTCACGGAATACATAGACGGGCGGGCGTTGTCCTGCCCCGGTTTGGCAAGGTGCGCCACAAGGTGAATATGCGCGCCTGTCTGCTTCGCGAAATCTTGGAGCCGGTTGCAAAACTCTCCTTGGGCCGGGTAATCCTCCTCAAGCCCTTGAACGCGCATGAGGGAGTCAATCACAAAATGTTCCGTCCCGTATCGGCGATAGGAGAACCAAAGCATTTCCATCAGGGAATCCCGCGTGATAGATCCCACGACATCGGCAAAAACGATTGTCTCACCTACGTTCTTCGCGAACTCCCGCGCCGCCGCCTCGTTGATGTTGTTCTTCCCGTAGAAAACGGAAAGCATCTTGCGGAGTTGCGTCTCTACCCGGATCTCAAATGAGCCGATATAAACCGGAATCCGCGCCCCTAGGAGTTGCGCCACCATGAAGTTGAGCATGGTTGATTTGCCCGCGTGAGAGAATCCGCCCCAAATCGTAAGCTCCCCAGGTCGGAAATAAAACCCGTCCCCGCTCTGCCAATTCATCTTAAGGAACGGCATTGAGAACGGCTCCGGCTTTGGCTTTACGTCCTCGACAAGTCGGGACTCCATTTCAGCCGTTGTGACAAGTCTTTCAATCCTCGGGCGCTTGGCGTTCGCTACCCAATCGGCGGCATCCTCCTTGGTAAATCCAGCAAGGAGGCAATCGTTCGCGTCCTTCTTGGGGAGCGCGACAACGAGACAGCGATGTTTTCCAAGTCGGGAGATTGCCGTTTCCGTGATCTTCCCGCCCGCCTCGTCTTGGTCGAAGGCCAGATAAATCGTGTCGAAAGCTTCCAGATTGTCCCACTCGTATTCGATCCACGTTGCACCAGTCCCGTTCGGAACGGAAAGCGCCGGAATTCCCCACTGGTGCCAAGTCGCGGCGTCAATCTGCCCTTCGCAAAGCAGAATCGTTTTGGTCCGGTAACTTTCTTCCGGGATTGCCTGCCAGCCGAAAAGGGATGGGGCGCAATCCTTGTCCTGCCACACTTTCTTTTTGTCGCCAATCGTGCGGTATGACCTGTTAATGACCTCGCCAGCCGGAGAGATGCACGGAAAAGCAATGGCTTTCCGCTCCGTGTCGATCTCGATTTTGAGGCGCTCGATAATCTCCGGCTTGAGTCCCCGCGTTTGTGTCAAAAATGCGTAAGCGCGACCATTTGGGGATGGTGATTCCGACTTGATCGCGGGAGCATGGCTGTAAACCCGCTTCTCGTGCTTCCTGACGGGCTCGGAGATGCCAAGGTATGTCCTGACTGCGGAAATCGCTTCCCCGGCTGAAATCGCACGAGAGAGACGCCAAAGGTCAACAAGGTCGCCGTGGTCATCCGTTGCCCAATCTCGCCATTGCCCCGCGTGCCCTCCGGTCATCGTGAGTTTAAGCGAATCGCCGGGAGCGCCGGACAAGTCACCGCAAAGCCATTCGTTGCCGTGTCGCCGTCCACCGGGGAGCAGCATCGGGGCAAGTTCCTCGATTCGCCCGACGAGTTGCGCGGAAAGGTCTGAAACGGTCAGAAGCATTCAGCCTCCTCTTTTTCGGTTTCTTCCTCGGTCCAGTAGTCGGGATGATCTCCCGCCGCTTCCCGCGCCTCGGCTTCCTTGTGGCGCAAAAGGCTTGCCATCAAGTCATCTTCCTCCGGCTCGTCCGTTGCTGGCGTTTCGCTTGGCCATTCCCGCTCGTAATCGCTCGGGCTTTTCTGCGACGGCATGAAGCTGGAAGCCTTCCACGAGCGGACGGTTGATTTCCAACAAACGATTTTCTTCCCGCCGTTAGTCCATCCGTTCCCCTCCCACTTGTTCCAAGTCGCTTCCGCGTCGCGAGGGTAAAGCCCAATCTCGCGGAAATAGGAGTCAAACTCCTCGCGGGTTTGTGGGCGGGCTTTGCTCGCCTTACTTCCATTCCCTTCTATTCCCTTCCCTTCCTTCTTAGTCACTTGGGTGTCAGTTGGGTGACAGGCTCCTGACACTTGGGTGTCACTTGCCTGACAGTCTAGCCATTTCACCTTGGTAATGAAGAACTTAAACGCTTCCTTGAACCAAGATTCCGGGGCGCGGGTCTTGACGGCCATGGCGCGGGCCGTCAGGGGGGTGCCATCTTCCCGCACTAGACTGCCACGCTCCTGACACTTGGATGCCACCTGCAAAATGAGAATCCACGCGGCGAATAATTCGGCAGCGTTGTCTTGCTCCATGACGGTCGCAAAGCCCTCGCCGTCGTGCTTGTTTGGGACGCAAACCCACCGGAGGTTTTCGACCGTGCGGGAACGGTTGTTCTCGAAATGCTTTTGCCAGTCCTTGACTTTGTAAACAGGCTCACTCATCTCGTCGCCTCCTTCTCAATCAAATTCAGCAACCGGGCTTGCAGCGGGACAATGGCAAGTTCCATTTCATCGCACGCGGACAGAAACCGCTTACTCGCCACCTCTATTCGGTGAATCAAAGTTTTACTGTCATTTGCGAGGCGCGCTTGCGTCACGGCCTTATAGAAAGAACTCACAAGCGGGCGCATCGTTTCGAGCGATCCGTTGTGCATCGCTGTATGGCAATCCTCGCAGAGGGTCACGAGGTCGCGCGGATCGGCATCCCAAGGATTTGCGCCCGTGTATTTCTGGTGATGAACGGCAAGCGTCGATCCTTCGGAAAAGCAAACGCGACATTTCCAATCATCGCGCTCCATGACTTCCAGCCGTAGCTTTTGCCATCGCGGGTCTTTAAGCTTTTCTCCGTAGGTCATTCGATGTTCACAAAAAGGCCCAACACTCCCCGCCGCGTGAGACCCGGACAATGAACCGGCACGGTGGGGAGAATTGGGCTGTCTTGCTTTAGAGTGCATTGTTTTATTTCGGGTCTCAACCGAGTCTTTCGACATTCCAGACTTCACAAAAAGAACCGTGATTGCAAGCTGTGCTTCGGCCTTCATTTTCATAACCCGCACAAACCGGCACAAATCGGTATCAAACCGGCAAGGATTAGATGCATCATCAATCTTATCAATGTTTCGGCGCGTTAATCCCTTGCCGGATTTCCTCAACAGTGCGCTCTAGGCCGTCTGCGAGGAAGGCGAGGATGGCGGTTTCGTAGGGGGAGGGGCGCATTATGCGGGGCGGTAATGGGAAATGTGGCGCGTCCAGTTATTGGACTCCCATCTCCATGCGCGAACATCATGCCTAAAGCCGCTTGCATGGCATTCAACCCCGTCCTTAAACTTTACCATTTCGGCATTGCTCGGGATTCCCCCTTTTGGATCATGCGGAATCCACCCGTCAGCGTCGGGAATCGGCGTTTCCGGTTTCGGCGCGGAGTTAGCAATAAAAGCAATCGCGCTTTTCCCGATCATGTTAAACGGAAAGTCTCGCAATTGTTCCCGCGTCGTTTCAATTTCAACCGTGACGCGCCCCTCGGTTCCGGTCCCTGCTCGCAAAATCGTTCCGGTTATGTTGTGCTCTGTCGTCTTCATTCTTCAATCGTTCCTTTCTTGAGGTTGTGCTTGTAAATAAGCAGGTTCACCGCCTCCC